TTATACTGCCTGCCACCCACAGATTCCCGCCATCGTCAAGCACCAGTGCATCGCTTTCGTAACTTCCTCCCGGCGAGCCGTTACCGACAACAAAAAGTGCGTCCTTAGTCTTGTTCATTATGCCGAAAGCCGCACCGCCTCGATAATTGGATACTGCATACTCGCCGTGAGCGAAGGATGCTTCCGCTTTCGCTTCGCTGTTAATGCCGCCTGCGTGGCTGTACCAACCGCTTGCAACGGCATTATACCCTTCTGCATGGCTGTATCCGCCGCTCGCAGCGGCATTGTATCCTTCCGCATGGCTGTACGCACCGCTTGCTGTGGTTTTCTCTCCTTCAGCGTGCGAACTCTGCCCTGAAGCAGTTGTTTCTCTCCCTTCTGCGTGTGCGTATGTGCTGCTTGCTGTGGTGCTGTTTCCTTCTGCGTGTGTGCTTGGTGCTGTTGCCTTCGTGCCGTTTCCTTCAGCGTGTGCATAAAGCGAGCTTGCGATATTATTTTCATAGTCGTTGAATATCTCACAGCCGATGCCTGTAGCGGTGAGCTTGCCGACACCGCCGGCATTGCCGGTAGTGATTTTGTTGTTTATGATTTTCTGCGTATTTCCTGCCGTTGCCTTGTTCAGCACATTAAGCACCTTCAGCTTTTTGTCACCGCAGGCATAGCTTTGCGTGTGTTTGCCGTTTGCGTACTCGTCCGTGATCTCGGTTATGACCGTTTCGTACTCTACCCCGTCAATGCGGATGGATACCTTCTGCGCAAGCTCAGGTTCGGTTTCATCGTCCATAAACAGTGGTTCTATCTCAAAATCATCGGATATTACATATTCTTCCGCCGCTTTTAGTGCGTATCTGTCTATCTCGGCTACACTGTCGGTATCGACATCAAGCACAACCTCTTTACGCTTTACTCCGCTTGCGGTATCATCGGGACGCTTCACGCATTTTATCGTGACATCATCGCCACTACCGACTACGGCATATATAGCGTTCTTGTATGCTGATGTTCCGTCCTTGCGAGTATAGCTCTTGATGTTGTATCTGCTCTCGTCTATGATGATAGTCGGCTTGTCCTCGCTTGATTCCATATGCGGATTATAGTTATCGCCGTCCTCTGCATTATCATCTATAATCAGCCGCATATCGTAAAAATGCGTCTTGCAGTTTTTTAGCAGATTAAAAATTGCTGTGCTGACAGGCTCAAGTCGTGTCATGTAGCGGTCATCCTGTATGCCCGTAAGCGGCGGGTCTGCGTTGATCTGATTTACAGGCATCGTTATGCCAAACATACCGTATATCTGTCTGTCGCTGTCTGTAGCGTTTACGATATTGTAGTTGACGATATCCGAGATACACGAAAATGTCGTGCCGCTTGTGACATAATAGCCGTATGTTCCCTTGTCCTGTTCTTCTTTCGGGAAAAGCGTGACTCGAAGTGCAAACAGATACTTTAAATCATATCCGGTGACGGTTATCTTATCGTCCTTCTTCTCAATGTCTGTAACATAAAGAAACGTTCCTCTTACTATACGCTTTGTCGGATCGCTTGCTATATATGTCTGACCGAGCTTTTCCCCGACTATCAGCATACGGTCCGGCTGTATACATCCGGCTTCATCAGCATGTGTAGGTATTATCATCTCGAAACTGCCGATGTCGTATGCTCTGCGTGTATACTTGAAACTTTCAACATCAGATACGATACCGACGAGATTCTGCGAGAATTTTGGCTTCTTTACCGATAAAAAATCGTATACTCTAACTATCATCAGATACTCCTTACATAATCAAAACGCACCAGCTTTGCTTTTATCGTGCCTGCTGTTGCAATGTTCTTTACCGATAAATTGTTATTGCCAGGATAGATATACTGCGATGTTGACTTTATCAGGTCGATACCGGAACGTTGCGAATACGGTATATACACCTTGCCAAGCAGCCCCCAGTCGATGTTTATCACATCACTTGTGCTCAGATATTTTGTCAGCTGAAGCTCTCCTGTGGCGCTTTTGTATGTTCCCTGTGGCTCTTTGCCGTAGACGCTCATGCTGTTGTACGACACAGGCATTTCACGCCCCGAAAGCGTAATTATTGCCGAATGCGTATCGTTACCCGTCATGGCAGCTGTTGCCGTTATGCTGAGCATAGCCGGCACTTTATCCTCCGTCTGCGCTGTGAAATTTACCGACTGCGTTTTTCCCGCAGCTGCCGACAATTCCACATCTGCCGCTTTTACACGCCAGAACGGAACGTATGACAGTATCGATATTTTCGCTGTGCACAGCACACCTGCCTGCCGTTCTACCGCAGAAAGCTCACTGACAACGCCCTCAATCTGATATGTCTTGCCGGCGCTGTTCGTGTATTTCAGCGTACCTTCAACACCGGCGGGAAAGTACCGCAGGAGCTTTCTGCGAAGTTCGTACATTGTAGCCGGCTTTCCGTTGCGAGGAAGCAGAGCAATTTCTGCGGTGATAGTACGGACATTTGCTTTTGCGCCGTAAAATCCCGCACCGTCAAAGCCTACACGCTCGGAGCTGTCGTGCTTATATCCGAGAGCATTTCCCTCAAAGCTAAGCAGGTGGAGCGGTATGTATCCGTCTGCGTCGGATGATGTATTAACATCATCGATAGTCACCGCCGTGCCGAGAACGGTTGAAAATGTGATTTTCTCCATACTTTTCTCCTATCTGATTACAATATCGTCCATCAGTGCGTCCTTGACCGCCTTTGTTATCTGAGCCATTGTCAGAGCCGTACCGATAAGATTGACATTCGCTGTGTTATTCCGTGTGTTGTCGTTATTGACTATGCTTTCAACGGTTTTTGAGCCATCGGCCATAGCCGACATTATCTGCTGTACGGTTTTCAGGCTCTCATTGATTGCGCTGATCTGATTGTTGTAGCTTTTCTGCTCGCTTTCATACTTTGCGTTTGCGGCATTTTTGCGCTCCTGTGCATTTCTCTGCCATTCCTTTTCCGCCTTATCATCGTACAATCCCTGTAACTTTTTCTCCATCTGCTCACGGGAGAATTCGTCAAGCTGGCTGTATTTAAGCTGTGCTTTAACTTCGTTTATCTGCTTTTCAAGATCGTTGTCCTCATTCAGACGCTTGCGGGCTTCGATTTCATCGTCAATCGCTTTTATCGTAGCATCACGAAGCTCTTTCTTTGCTTCAAGTTCACGCTTTATGAGGGCGATTTTTTTATCTGCTTCGGTCTTATATGCCTCAGATGCCTTTTTGAATTCATTATCGGAACTGCTTGATGATGAAGAACTGCCCGAACCGCTGAAACTGCCTGCTTCCATATAGTTATCGAAGTTATCATACATTGCCTTCAGTGCATCACGCTTGAGCCTTAGATCCTTTTTTGCTTCCCATTCCTGCTGATCGTAGTATGAGTTAATATTTGGTGTGTCGGACGTGCCGATTGTTGCATCGTACTCTGCTATCTGTGAAGCAAGCTTTGCCTTTGCAAGCTCTTTGTACGCTTCTGTGTTCAGCTTTATTTTGCCTGTTTCGTTGTCAAGGCTGACACACTGCGTATACCCTGCGTCTATTAGCTTCAGCATAGTGTCATAGGATATATTGCCGTTCTTCCCCTGCTCTGCGTAGGCGGAAGCCAGCTCGTTAAGATTCTTAATGAGTGTTGATGTGCTGTCGGCAAGTTCTTCGGTGGTTTTTATGTTGTTGTTTTTGGTCTCGGTGTTTTCTTCGGTTTTCTTTGATGATTTTTCGATTGAATCAGTTAATTCGTCAACAGAAACTTTGGCTTTTTCTATTTTCTGTGCTTCATCTTCATACTTAATCCATAAATCGTTGTAATTTTTATAGGCTTCCGTTGCTTCGAGATTTACTTCTTTAAGCCTTGTTACAACATCTTTATAATAATCGGCTCGCTGACGAGCAGTTCCAGTTACTTGATCGTACAAATTAGCATCGCCAAAAAGCGGATAAGTTTTATATGCTCCTCTGCCCGTACCTTCGTGATCTTTGTGTGCGGCAATTGTTATTTTGCTCACGGCGCTCATATCCTCGTCAGAATCTACACTATGAACATCATCATAGTTTCGATTTGCATCAGAGGACGTTAATTCATCGTAATACGATTGTGCTTTTGCTAATGCTAACTCTTTTTCCTGCCTTGTTGCTTCTTGCAGTTTTTCGATATTATCCTCATATTTTCCGTTTACGAGATCAAGCTTTTCAGCTGTAGTGCTGTACGTATCATTCAACTGTTTTTGTAATGACTGGAGTTCCTCTGTTTTCTCTGCCGCTGTGCCTGTGTTATTACTAATGGCCTTATAACGTTCAAGCACATCTGATAGTTCATCTGCCTTGTCTTTTGCTCCGTTCGCCGAATCTTTCAATTCATCTATTGACTTTTTTGCATCATCCGATGCGGAAGTGAACGCAATTGTGTCAACCACTAATGTAGCTAACAACGAAGCCATAAGCACATACGGATTAGCCGCACCGGTTGCATTAAAAGCTTTTTGTTTGATTGTCGCAAGTTCTGTCGCAATGCCAAACTCTTTTATTCTCAAGACCGTTGTGCTTATAATATTGCCAATTCCTATAGCAACCTTAAACGTACCGAGAGCCACAGCCCCCGCTATTATTGCTTCCTTAAAGTCGAGACCTACAGAGATAGCCTGCTTCATAAAAGCAACAAGATTTTTAAGCAATACACCTAAATTCTGCGCCCACTCGTCAAGCGTTCCGTCCTGCTCCCATTCTGCCAGCTGATCGCTGACATCTTGCAATACCGACTTTACTTCTCCGAAAGCGCCCTCGCCCATTTTACGCATAAATTCGGACAGATTATCCAGCAAGGTACTGAGCATACCATGCATAGTCTGTGACTGCTTTTCCATCATTCCCGCAAACTTTCCGTTGCCTGTTGTAAGCCCAGTTATAGCCTTGTTCAGATCGTCTATGCCGACCTTGCCTGCGGAAACCATCTTGGAAAATTCTTCACCTGTCACGCCTATGCTTTCGGCAAGTGCTGTCTGAAGCGGTACACCTGCCTCCGCCATCTGCATAAGTTCTTCGCCTGTAACCTTGCCCTTTGCAAGCATCTGACCGTAGGCAAGTGTTATTCTGTCCATTTTTTCAGCATTACCACGTGCGAGATCTCCGAGCTTTGTCATAGTATCGATAAGATTGCTTTCGTCCACGCCATAGCTCATCAGAAGCGAACCGCCGGAGATTACGTTTTCAAGCGTAAGCGGCGTTTTTGCGGCAAAGTCCCGCATTTTCTCTATCATTGCTGTTGCTTTTGATGCAGAACCGAGCATAACTTCAAGCGAGGTTGTATACTGCTCCATTTCGTCATTCGAGCCTATCAGCAGTTCACAAAGCTTTTTACCGCCGTAAGCCGCAATAAAGCCGGTTATCAGCGTTTTCATCTTTTTCATCTCATCGGAAACACCGGAAACGCCTGACTTCTGCTTTTTCAACTCGCTTGTGGTTTCTTTCAGCTCGGTTTTCAAGTCGATCTGTTCAGCTTTAAGTTGTGCAGCTCTGGTGCGTGCCTTGTCAATCTCCTTTTCAAGCTCTGCCATCCGGGCTTTCTGTTCTTTTGTAACTGTGCCGTTTTCTTTCTCGGCTGTTTTCAGCTGATTGAGTTCTTTTTCGTACTCCTTAGCTTTTTTGTTTGTGTCTGCAACGGCTTGCTTATTGAGTTCAAGGGCTTTGTTAAGCTCGGTGAGCTGGGCTTTTATTTCCTGTACGCCCTTAGAAAATTTTGTACTGTTTGCCCCGAAATTCGCAGTAAGTTCCTGTGCCATTATTTTTTACCTCCCTTTTCCCACAGTTCTTCTATTTCATCACGGAAGCGGTTTTCCGCAAGCTCCGTGATTGCTTTCTTCTTTGATATAAGCGCCGCTCTGATGTGCGAGTATGCCTGCACAGCGCCTATCTTTCTGCCAAGCTTATCCTTGCCGCCTTTCTTGCGGCTCTTTTTACCCGGTCTGCCAAACTCTATAATCACGCTTTCAGGATGTGCTTTAATTGTAGCTGTGTCATACCCGGCTTTTACCTTGTACAGCTTGCCTGTTTTTGTTATCTGCTTCGTCAGCAATCTGCTGAGCTTTGTCGGAGATCCGTCTTTATTCGACCTGCCCTGCAGCATTCGCCGTTCTTCGTCTATCAGTTCATCGCCGACTTCTTCAAGAATTTCGGGGATGATTTTGTTGTTCAGCTTGCTATCCATTTCGTTTACTACTTGAATGAGATCTTTAAGGTCCATTCCGGATAAATCAAGAGTAAATAAATCATCGGACATTTTATCGCTCCTTTCAGAAATTTGGGTATAAAAAATCCACCCCTTTCGGAGTGGATGATTTATTCAGTTTTGGGCTTAATCTCTCGTTATATTTCCATCAACTGCTTTTTCTTTGCATTATATTCTTCTTCGGTTATTGTGCCGTCATCAAGCAGTTTTTTGTACTTTGCTATCTCATCTGCCGCACTTATAGCCGAAGCAGGAGAGGCATTTTTGCTTTCATTGTCCGCAATCATAGCCGTAAACAAAGCACTGGCTTTTTCAGCACAATCCTTCATCGTGTTATATGTAAAAGAATCTGCTTTAGTTGCGGTATTAATGAAGTTTATTCTTTCAAGTGTGCCGTCTTTCAGATACACATTGATATATAGTGCCGTAACAACAGTTACCCGTTTTGCTGTTGAAGCTCCTGCCACCGCTCCAACACCGCCGAATAGTAATCCACCGGCAACAGCCCTTGAAAATGCGCCTTTTCCTTTAACAGTGTTGTCATTTACAACAAGCTCATAGTCAATTACTTCGTTGAAGTTGTGAATTTTAGGCTCACCAAAATAGTTTTTTACCCACCAGACAGATTTATTTTTATCTACTTTAAGATCGCCCAATTCATCTGTGACTTTGTAACCACTTTCTTCAATATACTGTTCGTTTTGTTTGCTACGTTTTATTAAGCGATAAAAGCAATAGATGCCTGCCGCACATATAAGCAGCATAATCAAAATAAGTATACCATTCACGGTATTAGTTGCAGAATCAGTAGTCAACAATTTCAAATACATAAGTATTTCCTCCTTTTCTGCCTACATTATACAGCAAGCGGAGAACATTGTCAATACTGCACGAACACACCGCAATCGCCGTTGAGTATCTCCTGCTGAAGCAGATACACCGCATTTATCAGCGACACCACCATATCGACCTTGCCTGCGGAACGCTTTTTGTTAACGTATTTATTTAAATTCGTGTCCTCTGTACAGCGGGCGTTGCTGAAGTTAATTTCAAGCAATTCGTTCTTTGCGAAAACGACATTTCCTGTGAGTATCTGTTCTTTGAGCCACTTTGTCGGAGCGTGGAGTACGCTTGAATGCTGTCGTATCTCTACGCACTCTATCGGATCATCGGCGCTTTCGAGCTTCTGCACTGTGGAGAGCGCATTCCAACGGTCGAAGCCGAGCTGAGCTATTATAACGCCGTACTTTTCTTTCAGCGTCAGTATGTAATTCTCGACAAAGCCGTAGTCTATGATATAATCGCCGCACGCAAAGCAATCACCGTTTGCAATATGCGTCTTGTAATTAACATGTTCCTTTACCGATTTTTCCTCAACCTTTTCGGCAGGAACAAATGCTACCACTTTAACATATATCTTGCCCTCGTGATAGCATATCATAGCGAGCGCTGTGTTATCCTCAGTCTGAGAGAGGTCAAGTCCGAGATAGACTATCTTACCCCGCCAGAATTCGTCAGGCACGTCCTGCGAGCAGTTCTGTATGGCTATAAGGTCAACATAACCCTCACTGCCTACGCCCTTATACTGAATATTACAGTGCTTGCAGAGAAAGTTCTCACGCTTGTTTTCATATAGCACGGCAATCTGACGACTGTCCTTAAGCTCCGAGAACAGATCTGCATTATCCACAGCTACAGGGTTCGACTGTAAAAGCACGCTATCATTCGTCTTCCAGTCTGGGACGATCTCTATATCAGGCTCATACAACAGTGCAAAATATTTCTTACCGGAGATGTACACCCCGTCAAGCTGTTTCTTTGCTATGTCGATTTCGTCCTTTAATCCGTTATCATCATTCGGGTACTGTGTGGAAATAAGTATTCCGAGCTTGCTTTTAAGGTTAATCTGTGAAGAACGCATTGCTTCAATAGGATAGCTGTCCATTGCGCCAACCTCATCGGCAAGAAACAGGTGAGCCAGTTTACCGTCAAGTCCATCTTTACTATAAGCAAGCGGAGTATACTCCGTATCACACATCAAGCATCTGATCTCGGACCGCATAACCTTGAAATGCTTTTCAAGCAGCGGAGAGGATTTTATAATTTTCTTGATAGCTACTTTCAGCTCGCTCGACAGCTTTAAGTCGGGAGCTACAGAGAACAGACGGGAAAAGCGTGGCAGTGTCAGCATACCGATGATGAATATTACCGCCGCTGTGAACGTCTTGTAGTTCTTTCGGGCGATTTCGAGCAGTCCCGTGCTGTAATACAGCTTCCCGTCTGTTTTCGTGCAAAGCACCGCATATATAAAAAGCAGGCTGTAATCTTCAAGCGATGAGTACATATCACGGCCTAAGTCCGGGTGCTGTATGGCTTTGAGCAATGCGGTTATTTTGTTCCATTCCTGAACATCTACATAACCGTCATCGACAGCTTTAAGCCATTCGGCGCACTGTTTTCTGACGTATCTTCCGACCTTACCGGAGCTGTCCTGCGATGCCCACACGGCATATTTGTACGCACGGCTGTTTTTAATCGTCATACTGCACAAACCTCTCTGTCGGGGCTTTGTACCCCATAAACGTTGCGTAGTCGTTCCATCTGTCCGTTATTTCGTACAGCGTGGAATATGTGAATTCATCCTCTGTCCGTCCCATAATATCTATAAACAGACTGCGTAGCTTCTTGAAGTCGGGCTTTTCTTCTGTCGGCTTACTTCCCACTATCGGCGCAGGAAGTGCGGCGGTCGTAGCGGCAAGCACCCTGTCCTGCAGGTATTCCTGCGACAATTCCTTTATCATATATGCCACTATCTCGGAACGTTTTACAGGGTCGGCTCCCAGTTCATCAAAGCAACATCTGAGCCCTGCTCTGATGTAGTCAAGCGGCAGAGGGAATGTCAGTTCAAACGGGCTGATGCCCTTTTCTTCCGCTTCTATAAACGCTTTTATGTCATATCGCAGATATAAAGTATCTGTGATGTAAATTTTCTTGTTTAAAAGTTCTGTGAACATTGCATTTTCTCCTATAATCTTATAAATGACTATTGACATTTTTGCTGTATTGAGATATAATATTGATAGTAGATGTAATGTCTATGAAGGAGAGATGAACCTCTGCTATTTTGGCGGGGGGGGCATCTCTTTTTTTATATCTGCTTATACCTGATTACTCTTATATCGCTCTCAGATTTTACAATCATTATATCTACCTCTATATCTCTGTGCCATTTCATTCGCTTTTCAATAATGCCGAGCAACGTTTTTTCTTCAACGTTAAACTTTCTGCAGTCAAGCATTGCTCCTCCGGGATTTCCCGATATTTGATTTATGCCTTTTCGCAAAGCGCTGTTAGCGGCTTTTTCGGACGAAAGACTTTTCAAATCCCAAAGTTTAGAATTCCATATATAATCGGGTGTTTTCACGTGGCTTTGATTTTGCTCGTTCAACAAATGTATATCTCCGCCCATTTTATTATGTAACCACTGTGCGAAAGCGATTTCTTCTTTATGTGCCTTAGAATTGTAACTATCATCATACGTTAATGAGCCCTCTCCCGGAGTGGCTCTATTTTTATATTCCTCTGTAACATCAATATACTGCTTTCCGAATGTAAAACGACCTGTTACAGGGTCGTGGTTTTCATTATGCCTTAGCAGTATCCCTATTTCTTCAAGGCATCTAAGCTCCATATCGGCAAGAAACGGGTCGTAACTGTTGCTGCGGCATAATTCAAGCAGTTCTATGTATCTTAATATTAGCTCCATTTTTCACCTGTAGATAATTTTCGGGGCAGTTTCCCGCCCCGTCATATCTGTACTTTTTTTTACACTTTAGCTACAATAATGCCTGAAGCGGTCGCAAACCATGCGTCAATGCTCGTCTTGTCTGTAACGGGATCAAGACCCTTTACGCAGTACATATCAACGCCTGTGTTGATAAGCGCCTTGTAGTTTGCCTGCAGTGCAAGGCTATTGAATGTTACGCCGTTCTCATCAGTCGTCTGTACGTTCTCGCCCTGTGAAGTGAACTTGCACTTGGGGAACTTATACAAGTTTATCTTGCCGTCTGATGTCATAGTGCTGTAGATGCACATTACATCGGGTACAACATCGTCTTTGCCGCTTTCAAGCACGCCTGTTGACGTATTTACCTTTGCGCCGAAAAGTGCCACCTCATCGGCAGTGTTGGTGTTTACGATTGTTACGTCAAGCGTACCGCCTGCCTTAGCTACATAGCTGTCAACCTCAACGCCGCTCGCATACTGCGATGCGCTGTTCATCTTAGGAGTGTACTTTGTTGTGATAAGTATATCCTTGATCTCGGTCACGTCACCGTATGCCAGTGTATCGGCGTTATCCGTTGTCAGCGGTGCATACGCAAAACGCTTTGTGCATACAGCCGACTTACGATCTGTACCCTGTATTACTTTTGCCATAGTTATGTCCTTTCCTCATAGAGCGTAAACTCCATGACTAAAATTTTTCTGTTGGGATAAACATCAAACTGCGACAGATCGGTAGTGCCGGTAAATATACCGCCTACATTCTCTATCGCCGTCTGCGTTTTGTCATACAGCTCAATGTCTGCCTGTGGCGAAAATACGCTCACAGACAACGCATACTGCCGTATATTTGCCCTGCCGGAGCTGAAGAACGTATCTCTGTACGATAAATTGTACACCGCATACTTCTCCGGCTCTTCGCCGTCCTCAAACTCAGGCATATAGCTGTAAAAATGCTCAAATACCGCCGAGAGTGCCGAATCAATCTTTTCTGTTATCATTGTCAGCCTCCTCTCGCCAGTATCAGCTTTATATGCAGGTCGCTGTCGGCCGCTCCGGTTGTTTCGACGTGATACCGCCTTCCGTCAATCTGTACGACCGACTGACCGCTGTATTCACGTCTCCACATATACACCGTAAGTTCCGACTTGTATCCTGCCGTTTCGGCGGCATATTTTGCCGTTACGCCAGGCTCGGAAACCTTTGCGTATACGGCCTTTACCGCCCTGTCCGCTTTGCCCTGCGAGCCGTTTTTCTGCTCGGAGGATATGAGCGTGATTTTTCTGTTAAATGTCATTCTCATTCACTCCGTTCAGCAGATTTACGCTGTGCAGGGCGAGTATCTGAGCGGTCACGGAGTTCTGCGACGCTCTGTCGGACGAGAAGTCACGGGAGGAATACATATCGTTTATAAGCACTAAGTAAGCCACCGTGATGTCTTCGTATTCGTCTATCTGAGTATCATCAAGCCCCGTATAGCCCTTGATATAGGATTTCGCCGCTCCGGCACAGATTTCAAGCATTCCGTCCTCGTCATCGCTGACACCGCAGAATGCTTTAATCTTTGCGCTTGTTACCTCGCTTAGCTTCACTTTTCTCCTCCTTGTCTACAGGCACTATGTACCCGCAGGAGAGCAGGTCGTTCAGCACAGGACCGGCGGGAAGCTCACGCTCCTCGCCCTTTGCCATGCTAACGGTGCCTGAAAAGTTGGTCGTTGCCTTTACTGTCATAGGTTATTAGCCTCCTGCCTTCTTCATCTTAAGGGCGGCTATCTTCTGAGCGTTCTCGACCTTTGCGTCAATCTCCACCCATGCGATAACGCCGACAGCGTGCTGTGTTGCGTACTTTTCGTTAAGTATCTGGATAGACACATCTTCGGAGGTCTTAACGGCAAGACCACTCATATCGCCGTAGTAGATAGCTGTCTTCTCAGACGCAATAGCCGATACGCTGTCTGTTGTGTATACGGGCTTGCCGAAAAGCGTATAGCCCCACTTTGCCGTTGCATCGGGATTAAGGATATATCTGCCCTCATTGTCCTTTAGCTTTCTTATAGCGGTTCTTGTAGCCTTGTTCATGATCCAGCAGGCATTGTCCTGATATACATCAGGTATTGTTTCCTGCAGGTCGATAAGCTCATCTGCTGTGATAGCTGTCGCCGATGCGGTCGTTACCACCTGTGTAACACCTGCGGCAAGACCGTCTATCTTGCTTGCTGTGCCGTTGATAAGCTGGTTTTCGATCCACTTTGCTGCCGCAATCGAAACCTCGTTTATAACGTAAGAAACGATGTCAAACTGCGAGTTGTTGATAAGGCTTCTTGAAACCTTTGAGAGTGCGCCTGCAAGATAGCCCTTGAGTTCAATGCTGAGGAACTTACCCGATGTGCTTGCAAGGTCCGTAAACTCTGTAGCATACGCCATTGAGATAGCCTGCGTTCCTTCGTCGTAGTAGGGAATTGAGAGAGTGCCAGCAAGCGTGTATCTCGTTGCCATCTGATAGATAGGGCAGATGTCGATAATCTTACGGATTATCTTGTTTGCGATAGTTGCAGGAATAACTGCGCCGTTATCGCCCTTTGTCAGATTGACATCTTCTCTTGTTTCGACTATCTGGCCTGTACGCAGATAGTTTTCGAAGGCTCTTGTTTCCGCCTGCTCCTTGTCGGTTGCTGTGCCGTCAGCCTTTGCGGAGTTCAGATTAAGAGCGTTCTGCTCCTCGATTGAGCGGATCGTCTTGTTCAGTGCTTCGACTTCCGCCTTCTTAGCGTCATAGTCTGTCTGCTCCTCTGTTGTCATCGCTCTTGTTTCTGCTGTAGCCTTATCGCAGAGCGACTTCATGCCGGCGATAAGAGCATTTCTCTTTTCGATGAGTGCTTTTAAATTCATACTGTTTCCTTTCCGCCGGATTATTCCGACATAAGCTGTAAAATTTCTATTTCCTTGCTGTAATCGGGGATAAACTCCCGGATTTCGTCTGTTACTTCGACCGTATCATTTCCGGCACTGCGCTGTTCCGTCACGGTCGTTTCTTCGCCTCTTGTTTCTATTGACGTGGCGATATATGCGGGATTGCGGTTGAGGATTGACACCTCGTGCAGTGTCAGCCCCGTAATCATTCTGCGCTGTACACCCTCGTCACACGGCTCAATGTGCGCCTGTGCTCCCGAAAAGCCGAAGCTCCACCCTGTCAGGTGCCCTGCTCTCGCTTCTGCGATTACTTCTCTGTCGGTGATGTCGGCTTCTGCGTGAAGTCCTATGCTGTCCTCACGCAGTTTAAGCGTTCCGTCTGTAGTGTCAAGTACCTTGCTGTGGTTGAATCTCAGTTCAACCTTCGGATGATCCTTAAGACTTTTCGCAAACGTACCGCTTACGATACGCTCAACAAACGGCGTTGTCATGCCCGGTGCCATTGATGCAGGCAGCTGCTTGCTGTCACGCTCGACAGCGTTTACATATCCGCTGATGTGCATAAGATCAGCGGAACGGATTTCGATTTTCATTTTTATCACTCCTTTCTGTGTTGTGGGTATAAAAATACCGCTCCAAAAGGGGCGGTAAATTTATTAAGTTTGCTTGTATTTGCGCCGAACTTCACAAAAAGCGGCTGTTTTTGCAAAGTTTGTGTTCAAGTCAAGTGCAATTGATTGCACACGGGTATAAGAAAACCGCTCACTGCTGTGGGCGGTTTACTGAATGCGACCCTTTCTTCTTAGCTCTTCTACCTCTGCTTCCGTTAATTTTCTCGGGCAGGGCGGAGCCGATATACGCACTATAAAAGCTTCGTATGCTGCTTTTTCTTTTTCTTTTACGGTAAACTTTTTTCTCATCTAATCAACTCCAATTCAATAGAATTATTCCCTTTCGCAGTTACTTTGAATACAGATTTTTTATCTATAAGGAATTCTCTTTGAGAAGGAAAGGAACTCAATTCTTCGATATAAGCGCCTTTTGCTCCTTTGGGAACTTTAATTTTTATAACAAAAGGCTTTTTTAACGCTCTTCCTTCAATTACAGATGTGCTGGTGAACTGCTCCTCAATTACATAATCTCCAACCTCATATTTAATATAAGGGTTAAAATCAAGTGTTCTGTAACAAACTATATCATTTTTCAATTTGAATTTAGCTATTGCTCTCGATATTAAATCCGAATATCTCTTGAGGGTGGCGTCGTTATTTATGTCACCACGCAACATAACATTTAACCTTCTGAACAGTTCCATTCCTTTTGGATCTATACTGTTCTTTGTATATTTGCGGATAGCTGCCTTTTCTTTCTTAGTAAGCGCTTTAACCCATTCAATGGACTTCTTACGTAATATATTAACAACGGATTCTTTAGGCAACGGCTTAAAATTCTTATCTGATTTTATTATACCACTTTTCCCCAATTTGTCAACACCATCCCCCGCAAACCTCATCGGTTTATCCGCCTTGACTTTACCCGCACTTTCTGCAACGTACCGCCACTTGCCGTCCTCGCCCTGCTGTAAGTTCCGCTCCCACTTGTCAAAGTCAATATCTGCACCTATCTCATCGCCCAATTCGGCAAGTTCTTTGTCAAGATCCTCCTCACTCGGCAGAACAGGAAGCATTGTAGAACGGCAGAACGGGTGCATAGGCGGAAGATTTACACCTGCCTGTGCGCTGTTACGCTTGAACACCTTACCGTCAAGCTCACGGCATAGATCGCTTGTGCGGCTGTCAAGGCAGGCGGAAAACTCGTATTCGTCAATGTCAAGCTCCTTGTAGCCGTACAGCTCCGCCATATTCGCAACGCAGGTGGTTTCCGTCCGGACAAGCCTGCGTGCCTCGAAAGCGCCGACACCGCAGCGGTTCATTATATCGTCCGCCATATGCTGCTCGGACTTTCCTGCCATAATGCCCACAAGCATATCGTGTTTTAGTCCGTCTGCAAGTGTGTTTGTGTTATCCCAGACACGTTCGGAGAACATTTGTCCGCTCCAGTTGGTAGACAGAATAGCTTTCACACGGCTTTCGGGAATTAAATCAAAAGCCGCACGGTAATCCGCACCCTTCGTCACATCGAAAACCGTCTGCATATACGCACTCTGAATTATATCGCCCAGATGCGCTGTATCAACGCCTATTTCGGCGTTTGCAAGGCGCCGATGTTGTGGTTTTCATCCAAAATGTTTTTCTTTTCTGTAAAACGGGTAATAGAAAAACAGCACCGTGAAAGTGCTGTTTAAACGTTAATATGTAAGCCTTATCTCATTTTTACCATAAGAAAAACACTCCGAAAAGGGTGCTTAATCTATAAATTTAACGAATTTAATGTCATCATCTATTAAAAGTACTGTTGTACCGTCATCATCTTGATAACGAATGCCGTCTTCATCTTCACCGTCATCATTTGTAACGATACAATCACCGATGCATCGCCCTTTGTATATTGCCCCATCCTTGCAATATACAATAGATTTACGGTCATCGATTTCTAATTGAACTATATATGGTTTCACTACTTATCACCTCTTTCTTTTTTTGTGAAAAATGTTGTTAAATCGAACTCTGACTGAATATAAACCGCACCTACATAATAACTGTTATGAACCGTCACTTTCTTGCCGTCTTTGAAATAGACAGCGATTTGTGAACCATCTATATCTATTAATATTTCGCTCTTTTTCAAGTCCGGAATGTTTTTCTCCAAAGCCTTGCATTGCCTTAAAAAAATATCCGAATCAGGTGCATTGCAAATCGTATAATCAAACATAATGATTTACTCCGATTCTGATTTTCGTTTACATTCTTGCTTTTGAAGCATTTTTATTCTCGGCGAAAAAATTCGATAAAAAGCTGTGACGAAATATTTGTGTTTTGTCGCATCTTCTTTTCGGCAGCCGGAAACGCCCTCTAAAATGTACTAAACGTTGTATTTATCTCTTATGGTTTTAATCCGTTTACGAAAAGCTACAGTTAAATCCATAAGTTCTTTTGCCGATCTGTCATCTCGTCCGTGAAAATCTTTATGCTTAGATTCAATATCGGCGTATTGTGACTGATATTCTTTTTTTAACTTTTCTAATTCTTCATAACAACCTTCAGGGTAGTTCTGAGCGTTTATATGCAATTCCGAGTTTTTCACAGGCTCTTTTAATTCTTCCATGTTGTTCATCTCCTAATAGTATGAATTACGGATTGTGAAACAGAATATCATCAACTTCAAGCCTTGCTTTTAAATAAAATTGCGGTGACAGTCGCATCAGACATGGCAGAAAATTT